TTCTTTGAAACCTCTTTATAGGAGTTACTGATACGTAGAGCATCTTCAATGATACCATTAGCCATCTCTCTTGAATCACGTTTTACTTCGCTTAAACGATCACGAAACGGACTAGCATCAGCATCTAATTCTTCCTTTCCTATTCTTGTTTCACTATCTATTAAATCTCTTGTAAGTTCAGTCTGAAGCTTGGCTATGTTATTTCCCTCCATGATAGCCTTCAGCATATCACCTACTTCTTCCTTACTGATCTCACCACTTGATAATCTACTACCTACATCAACCTTCTGTTGCATTACATCAACAGATTGAGAACGTTCCAACTGTTTTATAGCATCCTCAATATTCTTTGAAACCTCTTTATAGGAGTTACTGATACGTAGAGCATCTTCAATGATACCATTAGCCATCTCTCTTGAATCACGTTTTACTTCGCTTAAACGATCACGAAACGGACTAGCATCAGCATCTATACGTATTTTCTTGTCTTCCACTATTGTTGTGTATATTGACTTAGATCCATCGACTTAAACTCCCTCTTGTACTTCTCCATCTTTTCTGAGTCTGTTAAACTGGCATCTTGATCCACCCTGTTATCCTCCTTTAACCAATTCCCTGTGTTAGGTTTGTAATCTCTCTCCTCCCTATGGAACAATAAATCTTCTTCATATTCAAACCTAAGGTCTATAAAAGATAAAACCCGATGTTGAGGTGAATTGAAAGATACTTTGTATTTATCCCTCCACCACTTGTCTATCGGGTATTTTAATGACCATTGTAATACAAAATCAGTTATGTAATTCTCATCTACGTAGTTTAATACAACAGGACATGACATTGTTCCTGATTTTTCGAAATGGATATTATATTAAATGGTTTCACTCTTCTTTTTTAAGATAGCTTCAACACTGTCCAACCAAGGTAACAACTCCTTTACATATACCTCTCTCAGTTCCATATAGTCTTCCAACCCCATATCACGAACAGAACCAGGCTTTAACGACTTAATGAGCTCAGGACAGAAGATATTAAAAAATGCTTCAATATCAATAGCCATCAGTGCCTCATCAGCATTAGTCATACCGATACGATACATTTGACCATAAGTACCACCTGATAAAATAGATCTCATTTTCCAAAGATCTATAATCTTACCAATAGTTAAATCTTCAGTTTGAAAAGCACGACCTTTAACAGCGAAATTAAAACGTTCCATAATTGTAATTTTTACGATTTATACTTAACTTATGATCTTGTAGGAATTGGTGGAGTAGGCAGAGTTGTGAATCCCATAATAATGGGTGAAGTATACTCACCTGACTGATTAAACCCACTTATCTGATTCTCTTGGACATCGAACGAACAATTATCGAGATATATGTCTTTGATAGTTGCCAGTACCTCATTTACTGTCTGAACAACCACCCCAGCAACAATAACCAGTGCATCCTTTTTCCAAATAGTAATATCAACAGGGATAGGGAGTAATATCTGAGTATCTTTATACTGTTGTAGTGACATCACCAATCGATTATCTAAACCAGGGATACCTGTCCTAACAAGATCAATTAGATAAAAATCACACTGCCATGTACAGGTTATTGATAACAAAGGACGTTCACGTTTTGTGACTTCTCCCAAACCCATTACAGTACCACGTTGTTTACTCTCAGTAACACGAAGATTCTTCATGTAACCAATAGGTATAGAATTTGATGTGATAATTGCCCTTGCGGCTGTCATTGTATTCGTTTCGAGTGGCATATCTCTTATGTATTAAATATTCTTAACAAAATTATAAATACAACCTACCAGTGAAGAAGATACTTTTGATCTCCGAATTTGGTGAAGCTTCATAATCAACAAAAATAACGTCCTCCTGTTGCACAGCTGTTACGTTACGGTAAGCCACCAATAAAGTGCCGAGTTTACGTTGTAAGTAAGTCTTAGTCCACTCAACAGCGATCTCAGCTGATAATGAGTCACGATTAACTCCGGCAGGGTCTGAGAGTAAATCTAACTTGGAATTGATAATAAGTTCCTTGTTCAATTGGGCCTTGATACGTTCAATCTGTATAAGGTGTGAAAGACCATCATTGTTCAACACAAAGTCACTCTCCTGTAAAGTATTGACATCATGGAGATTGATAAACTTTCCAAAATCAGCATCCCAAACAGTAGCAAGTACACCTGCTGAATCGGCCTTTAATTGATCTCTCTCATTCAGAACATCAACCAAACCATCAACATTAATGGCCTTATAGGTTAATGGGACCTGTGGGGCCAAGCCAAGTAAACGTCCTGCATAATATGCAGCATGAAAAAAGGCTTCCCAAACACGATAACCACTTGCTGCCAAGCGACTATTCTTATGAATACCCCCATGAACTAAGTTTACCTTTTCTGTATTAAACTCTTCAGCATAACCTATAGTTGTTGCCAACGTATCGTCATCACCTGCCACTATCAAATATTTGTCATACTTGGCATCAATCGTGATATGATCAACAATCTTCATAATTGTTGTATCGGTAGAAGGGTTGGCAGTTGAACTTGTAGTTAGGATATAGTTGTAATTAAGATCCTTAATTGCCTCCAGTGCTTCATCAATCTTATCATAAGTGGCTGTTCCACCTGTACCTGCTTGATAACTCTTAATATTGAGAATATCAGCCGATGTTACTGTTCCAGCTCCCGTCTTAGCTGATGTAACATCTATAACAAAATACTTACCAAAGTCTCCATCTGTTGTTGCCCAGTCAATTAGGGTTTGAATATTATCAAACTCTGGCGATTGACTAACTAGTACAGGGAAGGCCGATGTTGAAGCAATTTCATCATAAGGAATACTATCACTATACAGACCCTTATAAGTGCCTCTCCAAAGTTTATAAATCCATTTACTTGTATTGACAACACCTGTCTCAATCGTGTAAGCATATCCTGATAAAAGATTTGATGCATCCACACCACCTGAAAAAGCAGTTGATGTAGCTGTTGCTGTACCTGTTACTGTAATGGCTGGTGTCGATGTAGATGATCCATAACCCTTAGGTGCATGAATAACTAAATTAGGTGATGTGCTAGAAACAACTTCACAAATACCTAAAGATGTTACACTTGCAGCTAACCCTGCCACCATCGTTGCAACACTATCACTTGAAGCGTTAGTATAAGTAGCAACAGTAATACCAGCAACCTTCACTGTAATTGTGTTCCCTGTTGACCCAGCAGCAGTTACTTCAATAGTAGAATGAGCTCTTGTTTCAACAGGTACGCCATTTGCTTCAGGACTTTCATCCCTTGTCTTTATTTTAAAAGTACCACCTGCTGCACCTCCACCTGTTGCAAGAAAAGTTAAAATAGAAGGTGTTGTTGTGGCTGGCTTAATAATCAATACTTCACTTACTCCATTACCACGTCCATCAGGATTAAAAAGTCCCTCAGCAGCTTTGTACCACCAATTCCCACCTACAAAATCTCTAAACTCACGAATATCCTTCAATGAATAGATGGCAGTCTTACCTGAGGTAAGTGTCCCTGCTACACCTGCACCACCCAACATACCTGTTCCAGCAACAACTGAATTAAGATTAGGGTTGTCGATAATTAAAAGTTTACCGTAATCTAAGTCTCGTGGGGGATTGTTTTGACCAGAAATGATTCTTGAATAAGTTCCAGGCAACTGGATTACTTTATTTCCAAACCTGACTTTTGTTGCCATATATTGAGTTGTATTTCAATTCAGCGAAATTAATTTTATAAAATTAAATATAAAAAGACAAAATAAAAAACTAATTTAAGAATTCAGATATTTTTAATAAATCTTCCCACTCTGATACAGTATGACTTTCACCTGTGAACTTCTTAGTGGCTACCCTACGATTTCTCTCTATTAATTTGAAATGATTCATTGCCTGAAAACAATTTAACATCAACTCTGATGCCTGTTCTGGATTCTTGTCGATCTTTTTCATACCATTATGTTATTACTATAGTTAAAATATTTGATTCTGCTGGACGTGGTAACATATACTGATATTCACTATAAACTTTACACTGAACAGTATAAGTTCCGGCTGCACTAAATAATAAAGAAAGTGTGTTACTTGTCTCACCTGTTATAACTGACCCATTTAAGTACCATCCATAAATAGGGTTTGTGCCACCATTAATAACCACAGGAGTAAAAGTCAAAGTACTACCATGTGTTCTTGATGTTGGAGATACAGTAATAGTGACTGAAGCCAACTGATCAATAGGTTGTTGATTATCAATATAAGGTGTATCATGGAACTGTACATCTGTTGGACGACTACGACTTATCAATGAACTAACAATCTTCTTACTCTGTAGACTTAACCCAATGGCCCTATAGAATGTCAAATGGGGGATGATATCCTGATTTGCCATCAATTGTTTACCAGAGAACTCAAATTTATCAAAATTGAAAGATAACGTGTCAGCCCCAGCTATCAACAATGCATCCATAAATTCATACAACATTACCACTTCCAAAGAATTACCTCCAGTAATGATTAACTCATATTGCCCTATAAAAGAACGCGAATATTTATTTACACTGCGATCACTAATAATATCTACCCCTAAAAACCCTGTGTTAACCGTATTATCCCCTGTTCTCCCATCCTCATTTGGGTAGTGGATATGTATAGTAGGGAGATTAGCTCTTTCTTTGTCAAACATGAGCCTTACTTCCAACTTACGACGATCAGTATCACCTTGTTCAACTAGATGTTTTAACTGAGTATAGAAATTAGTATCATCTAGAACAATACCATTAAATTCTTGATACAGCCAACTTAATGTCGGTGTAGATACATTAGTAACCAAATCAGCCCTAACCCAAGCTAACAAATCACTTACTACATTCTTTATCTTAACAATACTTATTTCCATCACCCGAATTTTGTATCTAACCAATCCTGCACTGCACTATCAACAACCTTGTCTATCTGAGTGGCTTGTAATGCCTTATCCATAAAATTATGTGCAACGAATCCTGGATGAATCCATGACTGTTCATCTGACTTATCTGACACTCTACGGAATGTAAAGTACCCACCACGTTTTTCATTAATAGTTGAACTTATATCTCTACGATGCATTCCCTCATAAATAGGTGCTTTATGTTTGTAGGTGATGACAGACCCTGTATTCATAGTCATTTGGTGTGTCTGTATTTCTGCAAACTGTTCAGGTAACTGACCTGCACCTATAGTCTGTCCTGACTTCATAAGATCAATTATTGATACTCCTGAACCAGGTGACTCCATCTCCATAATAGCCTCTGATGTACCGTGCCTGAAGGGAATAGTGAGGTACCAACCAACACCATCAGCTTTAATGTGTTTCTTGTCACTGCCTTCGAATCCTAACTTTTCATCCCAGGAATTGGCTCCAGCTTCAATCATCATAGCCAACTTACTCTCTCTTGATGTCAACCCAATTATTGCTGAATGTTGATCTGGTCTTTCAGTGTACATTCCTCGTTTGTACTCGTCTCTTGTGCCATGTAACCCAACATTGATTAAATTCTCCCACTTAGACATATATTCATACACAACCCTGTCTAAAATGAAATCAGACAAACCATCAGCCTCTTGTTTTTCAAGATGAAATTCAGATACTGTGTCCGATAAATCAATTTTTAGATCTAGCATCTAGTCGTTCATATAACTAAGTGGTTTAATATAGTCTTTCACGTCTTTCATAGACAGTTGATGAGTACTTCCCTCTAAATTAAATTCATATGTGAAGTCTTTTTTGCCTAGGCCAACATAAGTACATTCAATAGGTTCAGCACCCATAAACCAAGTGTACTTTTGTCCTACCTTTAGATCTCGAGCAAGAATATAGTCTTTCTCTTCTTTTTTATCATTCTCCACTTTACTCTCTTTCTTAGAAAAAGCTTCTTTAAATATATCTGACTTCTTTTCATTCAGTCCCTTAATCTTACTATCAAACTTAGAATGTATCTCAGCTATCTTCTTATTATGTTCACTATATATAGATGATTGATCGACTTCCCATTCTTTATATGCTTTATTATACCCTTCTTGGTCACCTGTAGTAATATAATCAGAGATCTTAGGGTATAATTTACTGTTCTCTTTTAATTTAGAGTTTAGTTCTGAATATACTTCAGTAGTTTCACTGTCTCTTTGGTCGTATAGATTACCTATCTCTTTTTCAAGACTCTTATACTGTTCTTCATACTTAGAAATCTTTTGATCTACTTCAAAGTCTTCTTTCTTCTTACCAGCTACACTTTCACTTGGTGCTGAATCTAACTCCTCATATGATGGCCCACCGTGTTTTACTAACTCCCATCCCATACTAGTTCTACGATATGTATTACCATCACTCCACTTTCTTGTTTCACCTAATGTAGCCCTCTTACCTTTTTCAATAATATCGTTCGTCACCTCTTCACCTAACAAACTATCAATAGTATCCAGTGCTTTTTCAATATTACCCTTAGGTGGTGCCATTGCACTTACAGCACCTGTTGGACTCATATCAGATTTTTCAATAGTTTCAAAGGCTTTAAAGACATTATCTTCTTCTTTAAAAGGTAACTGTTCAGGGGTGAATTTTCTTTCAATATTCAACTTATCAAGTAACTGTTGTTCTCTTATCTTATTTCTGAAGTCCATGGTGGTTTTTATAAAATAATAATACAAAATAACATTTAACTATCCCTACTTTATACGTATCCAGTCAAATGATAACCCAGATGTTGTACCGACGGCCCTCTGCACAACTAATGAGTCTGCCTTAGGGAATGATGTACAAAAATCATCAGCAACAGGTCTTGTAGATGCTGTTCCAGCAACAGGCTGTATCATAAAATAATCATTTGATGTAGTACCTGGAATATACACAGCCACCCTTGTAGCACTTGTAGTAAATGATGCATTACCACGCATAGCAGCTGTTCCTGTTATCGTTCCCCCTGTAATACTTACTGTGGTTACTGTTGCTGTACCTTCTACAGTTATCCCAGTAGAAGTGATAGTTGTTGTTGATAATGTACCAGATACTACTGCACTACCAGTAACTTGTAAATCATCATGGATAACCCTTTGGCCTAAAATTACTATAGAAAATAGGCTGAATAATGATAATAAAAATATCTTTTTCATAGTTATAAAAATTAAAATGTGTTTGTATCCGTAATTTCCCAAGCACCTGCCTTCATCTTTGCAGTAATCAAATTACTATTATCGTCAATATAGAACTTCCAGTCACCATTTTCTGCCGTTTCTGCTGTATTACCTGGTGACTTAATAAGAATAGTGGATACAGGGTTTACGACATCAAGACTCAGAATCTCTTTAAAATTCTCATCAATTGATCTTAACTCTTCATTAACCTGATCCCAATAGGGTATTCATTTGTCTTTAGATTGAAATCTATATCTTTCATAACTATTAGAGATAACTATTATCCGAAATATTATTGCCTGCATAGTTTGAGGCTTTTCCCAGTTCATATTGACTCTTTCTCGCTATGGCCTGTACTGGCATTTCATAGTCTTTACGTTTTCCGTTCACTGAATATTCCTTAGTCAGCCGAAAATCGTGTGGTAAATCGATTACATTATACGTAACATTATGTCTATATGACACACTTATCTTACCATTAAAATCAACAGGTAAATTTGTGGTCTTAATATCTAAAACATAACTATTATCATCATTGATATGATAATCAGCTGCGGCCAACTTAATCAAACTATTCGTATCACCATTAAACACAAACACACTTCTTACCTCTGTCATTCTGTAGGTACCAAATACAAACTTACCATAAGTTGGTGATGTCACAGTACTCGTTCTTGCTGTTAACACTTCACTCATCAACCCATAATTTTTACCCAAAGTAATCTTGTCCATAAACCCAATGCGATTTGCATTAAGTAATGTCACAGCCATTGTCCCAATAAATTCAGGTGACCAGTCTTTAAACTTTGTTGTACGATTTATAGATGTTATGAATGCACGAGTTTTAATAGGGTTGATAAATACCCAACCAGTACCTAAACAGTTCTCACATGTTGATCTACTATCTGAACTCAACCCTTTACATGGGCATACTACAGCTTCTTCTAGAATAATATCATACCCATTTTCCCATAAACTAGCATCAAAGTCCCCACGGTTGAATATATCCACCTTAGGATAATTCAAAACACTTGGAGGAGTCTGGGTTCTTGTAGACATTACAGTGATGATATATTAAATGATTTGTAGAACAGTCGTAATCTCTTTAAAGTAACATCAATTTCTGCTGCATACTGTTTGCACCTAGATGCATACCCACCACCACTTGGTGACATCATAGTATTAATAGACTGAGATAAACCATCCATACCCAATGACATACCAGTTATTCCAGGTGCACCCAAGATAATATCCCCTAGTATTGCAAATACGCCAATAGCGGCAAATTTACCAACTACATTTATAAGATCCATAGGTACCTGATCATAATCAAACCCTGTTATGTATTGTATATGAAAATAATTAGGAACCTGACCATAACTTGTCAACCCAAGGTATGCCGTAATACCTGTTAAAATAATATCAGCGTTAGCTCTTGATGTTGTGGAACCAGTAGGTATAAGGTGTATCTTCTTATAATAATGACCTTCAGAATCAGTCTTTATATTCAACCAATCCAAAGGGTACTTAATCTGTTCTACACCATTTAAAAATCCAATAAAAGATAAGGCTTTAGTAACTGGCAATTTAGTGGGTAATATGGGAAAACCACCCCAATAATCATCTTTAAAGTAAGTCTGAGTGTGTTCAACAAATTGTTTATTAAACCTTATCTCAAGATACTTTTCAATTTCTTGCTGTGCTGCCATTATATACATACGAAGAGTATCGTTGGATATCTCTGAACCATCCTTAGCCCTCGTACTTATGCCATAAAAATAAAGGCTGGTCAGTTCCTCAGGGGATATAACCAGCCCATCATTCTTACGGTACTTAGTTTCGTATGTTATAGTAGGCATGACATTTTTATTTATTCCGACTCTCGTCAAGTATAATAATGATCAAATCATCTTTTGTTTTACCCTTGTAACGTTCTTCAGGTATTTCTAATGATAAGCAAATTTCTGTCAACTCTTTTACTGACTTCTTAGCCAACTGTACTTTCAATTCAAGTTCTTTAACATCTTTTTCCTTCTGTACTAACATCCCTTTCAGATCGGTAATCGTTTTTTCAAACTTAGGAATATGTTTATCCAACTGACTTTTCCACTCTTTACATTCTGCTTCAACAGCCTTAATCGTTGCTTCACGATCTCTAATCTTTTCTTTGAGTCTTTCTATCTCCTTCTGAAACTCGGTAATATCCCCGGTAGAAGTGTTTGTCTTTGCTTCAGCTTTTGGCTTCTCATCAATAAACAACCATCCCTTATAGTTCTGAACTAAATGTTCAGCAATGTCTTTGGAATCTACTTCAGTAAAACCAAGTCTATCAAAATGTAGGATTAACCCACCAAAATCAACATCATGTCCAAAATTAGAAGGTAATGCTGATTGAATCTTTATCTTTCCCATAACAAAATTTTTACATTTTAAAAAATAAGGGAGGAGTTTATTACCCCTCCCTCACTAACCTAACTCAATGTTCAACTTTAAGCGGTAATATCGTTACCAATATTGTGGATAACGCTCATTTTACCAGGCATATAAAGGACTGGTGTTCCGTAGTTTACTACTGCGAATCTGCGTGCAAGAGTAGTGATTGCAAAGTCGATCTTCATCGTAGCAGCTAACTGGATATACTCCCACATTTCAACAGTAGGATCAAATACCAGTGCAGCGTGAGTATTGGCGATAGTCCTATTACGATCACGTACATAAGTAGCAGCACCACCATCATATCCAGAAGCAGCCAACGTTGCAGTAGCAACTTCGATAATAGGATAGTACTTAGCAGTTGTATAAACAGCTGTATTCTTAATGGTACGATATACGGTAAATTTAGTAGCGGCATAGGTTCCAGCTCCGGCTGTAAAGAGAATATCAAGCGATTCTGTTGCCCCAATAGCCTTAATGGTAGTGTTTAGTGGTAACATTGCTGATTCACCATATTGGTTACTTGCAGTAACACCATAGAAATATGAACCGGCACCATCAGCAAATTTAGTTGCAGTATCAGTTCCAGCGGCAACAATCGTCAATGATGTGTTATTCACACACGTTGGAATTGCAGGTGCTTTTGAACTTGTAGCAGCAGCATTATACAGTTTCGGTGTCCTACGATCAAAGAAAATATCGTTAACAACACCAATCTTCCCAAATTGGGTCATGATATCGTTAACTTTCTGACCCATTGTAGCCCCTTCTGTAGCTGCTGTTGGGTTGTTGACCATAACGCGTTTCGATTCGTGGAAGCGTTTTACATAGTCATTGAAAACAACAGGGTTACTAACAATAACCGAAGCTTCACCAAAACGATCATTAATAACAGCCTGTACTGCATCTTCAACATTACTGTCTTTTAATGCTTTACCACGGGTATCAATGTTCACTATATCGTTCATGTAAAGATCCAATCCGGTAGTCCCATAAATGTCTAACACCCCATCATAATGTTGTTTCAGAATCCCATTGAATTCCTGAGTAACTAAAGTGGTGTTTGCAGAAGATAATTTTTGATCAATTTGAGTCAGAAGTTTCAATGTCTTGTTCTCAACTTCACGTGTGTAAGGGTCTTTACCATCGGCCTGACGAACCAACATAGCCTGTTGAGTAAGTTCACCCTGGATGCCTGCATATTTTACCAATGCAGCCTTACGTTTATAGACGGAGTCAGTCTGTTCAGGACTTTCACCCTCATTCATGAAAATACCAACGTCAGCACCATAACTGGTTAACTGGTTGTACTCGTATACGGTATTGTATACCGACTTTTTGGGGATCATTTTCCACAATACGATGTGGTTTTCTTTGTTTTCCAGTACCTTAACCACGGGGTCAAGAGATTCCGGCTTCAGAGAAGGTCCACTGGACAGGGTATCCGTTAGATCACGTCCAGTTTGGCTTCCTGCAATGATCGCTTTGATAATATCCTCATCGGAGAAATTCTCAGCGTTCTTTCCTAATTGTTCATGGATGTCAAACATCTGTTTTGAATTTAAAATACTAACGAAATACTACTGTCCTAAGGTTATATTCTTTTTCCGTGATAAGTAAGCCAAGGCTCTGATCCCGTGTGAAGTTGGTACAGTATTGACGGTATAATCACTAATGCCATCAGATAACATCTGACGAACATCATTATCCTTTTCTTTATTTAACATGTCCTGCATACCCTTCAACAGATCGTCTCTGTCTTTGGTAATGGACAACTCCTTTGATTCCTCATTAGAGAGATCATCAACTGTTCCTTTTTCAAAGAAATTAGCTGATGTGAATACTGATTTTGTTCCCAGTGGAGTGTCACCAATTTTCTTTACTTCATCCTGAAGCCCCTTAACAATATCTTTTATCCCACCAATCTCTTCACTTAATAAAGATGTCAGTGCTTTTTCAATATCGTTAAAACGTTCACCGAATGACTTTTCGATATCATTGAACTTCTCACCAAACGATTTCTCGATATCAGTATCAATTGATTTCTTAATTTCTTCGGGTTCTTTTTTCTTTCCCATTTTTTCTTCGAGATCAGAAATAGCCTTTTCAATTTCGGCTTTCTTCATTTTCAAGTCACCACAGGCTTTTTCTAAGCCCTCTTCTCCCATCTCACTTTTTTCAATCTTTTCTTCAGGTTTCTCTTCTTTTACACTCTCTTTATTTTCTTCACCAGTCTCTTTGGCTTTTTCTTCAACTGTACCTTCAGGTTCATATTCTTTGGACTTATTCATAGCCTTTTCAATATACCCGTCAATCTCAGTCTGTTCAAGACCAAGAGTAGTAAGAGACTTTTTCAGTTCATCAATCTCTTCTGGTGACATATTATTTTGATTTTCCATCTGTTTGTCTGTTTCTGAAACAAAATTTAAACTATCAAGTTATAAAATTATAAAGGAATCCTAACAAAAAAAAATTTATTTTAATCTCCAACAATATTTTTTTTAATTCTTGGTAGTAGATCTCCACGAAAACTCTTTAAATGTTTATTACCCAACACATTATCAAGGGCCTTCTTAATATCGAGTAATGCGATATTCTTTACCTTCTTATCCAGTGATTCAGGTGTGAGTGGCTTAACTGCTGCAGTATCCATTGCCTTTGTTATCACTTCGTACACTCTAAAGTCCTTCCCAACCCGGAATTTTTTACCTTTCTGATCGAATTCAAAGATAAATTCTTTATCGTCAGTATCCTGATCATAAATAGGGTCGATGAAGTCTTCTTTCTGTATACCCTTAACTATATCGGCCCATGAATTCCCATTCACCGGAGCAAAAGTTAAAGCTGTATGAGTAATTAATGCTTTTGTAATATGTTTTGGGTTCATCGGGTTTCTTTCTAATGCTTTCCCTTCAATACTCCAACCCGCCATTCTACCAGACCCTGATTCTTTCATCTCAATGATCTTATCCCATGCTTCTCTTGCAACTTCACTACTCTTCCACAATTTTGCCTTAATATGAAATTGATTTCCCTTCACCTTAGCCTCAATGGGATTCCCAATGATAAATTTAGGACTACGTTTTGCTAAGTGCTCATAGTTGATCAAACCTGATTTTAAAAAAACATCAGTAACATACCCTGTTGGTTCTAATACTTCACCTTCAATATCTTCTGAATTATCAGAAGCCATACCTTCAAGTATCATATTATCATAACGTTGTGATAGTGGCAACTTAGCGGCCTTTTCTATCAACTCTTCATCAAGCGGGATAAAAAAATTAAAATCTCTATTCATTTTACATTTCTCCCATTCTCTCGTCAAGTAACCGTAATGCAATCTTGTCTGTTCCAAAAGACTCCAACATATCCAACAATGTTTGTATCTTTCCCAACTCCTCCACTTGTTCAGTGATATACTTCAACCCTAATTGATGTGTTAAAAAATCACTTTCTACCTGTGCCAATCTAGTTAGTTCTTTACACTGTTCAGTGATATCAACTTCATGCTGATAACTCAGTGCTATAATTTGAGATAGTCCCTTAAAATCACCCTGAGGGAGTTGTTGTGAAGGTACTACAGGCTTTATATTAAGAGCCATCAAATACTTATAAGTCCAATCAGCATGTTTCAGTTCTTCATCTGAGTACTTCTGATATAACTTAGATGCACCTAAGTACCCATTGAACTCTAACCAGACTGACATAGATTTATAGAGTCTACTACTCTGTTCCTCCTGAACTATTCTATACTGTAATAGTCCCTCGATTTTACTTTCAATTAGAGCCATTGTTTGTACCCTCCTTCAATTAATATATTGTCTGATTCTATACTCTTGTTTATTGTATCAGGGAATCTAGTATTAGTAAACTCCATAAGCATTTTAAGAATACTATCGTTTGTAAATTTTCTATTAATCTTATCCTGATACTTAAATTCATCAGATGGTAAGTCAGTAGATGTAAATGTACCAAACTTTAAATAGTGTCCAATAGGTTGTATAACATCAAATACTAGATTATCAAGATCAACCTGTACACAAATAGGGTTAGTTGATTCAAAGTCTTCTTTTAACACCAAGAGTGCAATACTGTCACCAAACTGATATTTCGGGATTAAATCATTAATATCAATCATAATCAGAGTCTTTAAAATAGATTAATTTTTATATCTGACCGGCCATGTTTAGCTGCAAATCGATGAACATTATCGATTATCTTAGTTATTTTTTTATACCCACCACTCTCGCCATATTTATCACTCCCAGTATATAGTTTAACAGAAACCTGTACAGATTCTACATCATCTATAGTCAACTGATTGTGATACTGTGTTTCTACATAAGTACTATGAAAACATACACCATCTGGTCTACCCATCACTTCTCTTAACCTATGTAAGTTTAACCTAAGAGGGAGTGAAGTAAAATGTGGTTTAACAGCAGGAGTACAAGCCAATGATTCCATATGTCCAAGTGAATCTGTGAAAGAAACTGTAGCTTTACGCATTGCAGAGTCTTTCTTTATCTTGATCATTACATCTCCATACTGTGAAACATAATTTGGAGGTGGAATAGTTCCTTCACTATTTATCACACCATTGGGACTACTAGTAAAATAACCATAAATAGGCCTCTTCTCTTTATTCTTTTTTGGCAAATTTTCAAATGCAAAATACTTACTCTCTACTAGTGACCGATAACTTGGATCATAACTACCATCACTCTTACCAACCTCAAATTGACTCATAAATCGACCACTTTCATTAAATACTAAATCTAACACATCTTTACTACCTGATTGACAGTGTGTTGCTCTAAAAAAATGTGATTTCTGTACTAGTCTCTCCACACAAGACTGCATTTCAGTTTTATACTCCTCAACAGTCATCCCCAAGTTATCAGCTTCAAATTTATATTGAGACTCATTATACTGTTCTACTCTAAGTATTTGATCTTTAATCCCTTTCTTTATTCCTTCATTACCTTCAAGTATCATATCATCCCACCCTTTATCAAAATAGTCTTGAGTAACAAAAGAGATCATACCCTCTTTCAATTTACGTACTGGTGGACTCTTTACAGTAGTTTTTTTAGGTGGAACTACTTCTTTCCCAATCTTAGTTACTAAATAATCTATTCTATTTTTAACTGTCTTCAAAAATACTAAGTCAGTAGAAAATACTGCACACTCTTCTATTATCTTTTTCTTATTCTTAAGAATATTATTAATCTGTTGTTGTATGTCTGAAGGTGTTATTCCTTTATAGATATCAGCTGTTACTGGGTTCTTAGTTTTATCTAACATTGTTTCAAGTTCCAACACATCATCTGTGAATGCTGACCCTTTCTCGGAACCCTTTGCTCTATATCTTAATCCAGAACCATTATCTATTCTATAGACACTCTTACTTTCATCATTAACAACAAGAATATTATCACCACTTGCACCTATAACATCCCAATTGGCCAGTAAACAGTCTAGAACGAAACCCTTTCTAATTTCTGCTCTAACAGACTCTTTTGTCATTACATTGATACCAGACAACTCTTTACCTATTATATACTCTGATACTTTATACAATTTTCCACTCTTATCTTTTATTAGTTTAGATCTTGGGACTTTAAATCCCATTAATCGATATATATTATCTGTCAGCTTCTCTTCCTCTAGTTGTGCTGCACCTGTCCCCTTATTTCTCTCTTTTTTAGCGGCAAACAATTTACCCTTAAATCTTATTAACTTAACATCAGAAGAACCACCTAAACTTCTTTCAACTGAGAATAGAGAAGTATCATAAGTGTCAGGGAAGTCTATAGACTCTTCTGGTTTGATAATTGGAGGTGTTTCATCACTTTCTTCAATTTCTCTAATTGCACCAAATTTACACCAAACTATTTTACCTTCATCGTCACATAAAAGAAGATAGTAAGAGTCTGAAATCTTATCATACACTATATCAACTAGTTGTCCAACTGTATTCTTTCTACTTGTTATCACACGATAACTCTTACCAACTTCAACTTTTGATATTGTATCATCTATCCCATATCTTTCTTGTACTTCATCTTCCTCTCTTTCACCAGTCTTGGTGTAAAATGTTTGTAAAAAATACTTTCCATCTCTAAAAACAAATTTCTTAATCTTCTTCAACTTACTAATCTCTTTCTTCGCCTTCTCAATATCATACTCTTCTTCATTGATTTCACCTATCAGATATCGTTCTTCAAGTGACTTCTGAATATCAACATCAATCTTCCCTAGTTTACGACGACCACCGTAACCTTCACCTGTTAAATTAAGTTCAACAACAGTGTCAATAAAAAATAAATTCCCATTCTGATTGGTGAGTACATTCTTACTATGTAGATCTTCTATCAAATAATTATCATTAAGATACATATTCCCACCAATATCAGTAAATCCCATCTTTCCCATCTCATCCACTATTCTCTCTATAGGTGTGTTCTGGGCTTCATCAATATATGTTTGTCTAACAATAAAAGAGAGACCTTTACCAGGCACATCTGTGAACCCAGTAAGTTCATAATAAGTGTCAGGGAAGAGTGTGTTATGTAATGAGATTCTATTGTCTAAAAAATCTAATGGTTGAATACTAAACAATCGATAGTCAATAACCTTCTTAACATGTTCTACATCATCAAAATAGATAGTAGCCTCTGACCCACCACCCCTTTTCTCCCAATTCTTATCAATAGTATCATAATCTACATAAGAGTTATCAGCCTTAGCATACTCTCTCAATAGATTTTCTTGTTCTGTAATTAGTCCGTCGATGAGTTCAGGCGCTGTTGAATCTCCAATTGCATTTGCTCCGAGGAGCAGGGATGCTTCAACATTTCTTCTACCTCCTCTAATGCGACCTTGTTCCTCTTCTGGTGATAGTCGTTCAAGGACGATTTCTCCACCAATAATTCTTCTTGCATGATCTTGTATCTTTTCAAAGTTAAAATTAATGAATTCACTCTTTGGTTCTATATTCCCAACTGTTTCTTTTTTTGGCACCCTTATCATTTCATAAGGTTTCTTGTCTTTCACATCGAACACTTTACCTTCAATATTATCTACAAAACCAAATCTACTATAGTAATCATGTAGAAACTCATGTTGTCCTTTTGGTATATCAGCACAGGTTAAGAACATATTCATATCATGTTCATCTGCAAAATCAGTCAACTTTCTTATAACTTGACCACCAATCCCTTTACCAGCTGCAGCATCATCTACTGTGATACTATGTAAAACCATAGATGATACATCTGGTGAGACAAGAACTTTCAATATAATAGGTAGATTCTTGTCTAAATTCTTTACCAGTGATAAAAGTTCTTTCTTTACTTTATCACTTTTCTCTTCATAAATATAAACAGGTTTTGCACTCTTGTCATACTCCTTACGAATATACTTATGTATTGATTTTGTTATCTCACTTACTTTCTCAATAGGTATTAGCCCCTGTTCAACAGCCTTACGTATGATCTTTACCTGTGGGTACTCATTCCATCCCATAAACTTCATAACATTGGACTGCATACTAAATATCATTGGGAAGTTTGAAATCTCCTCTTTTGGTACCCACTGATAATCTCTTGTTTCTTTTTCATCCAATAGTATTTCGATATCACTCTGATTTACCAACTGTAGATAGTAATACTGAATATGAACATCTCCATCTTGATAAGTGCCAACATGAGTCCAAGTGAAGTTCTTATTCTCTTGTTCCAACCTGTCAATACTTATCCCTGTCTCTTCTCTCAATTCTTTTCTTGCTGACTCCTCAAACGTCTCACCCTTGTCAACATGTCCACCAGGTATCACCCAGGCACCTCTATGATCGTCTTCCCAAATACTTCTCTTTGTCAATAGAATTTCAGCATTTTCATTAAGTACAATGATATCTGAATACATTACTCTACCTTCTTCATCTTTTACTGCAGCCACTTTATTATACTGATCAAGTGATAATTTACCTGAACGATACAGTGATTTTACGATATCAATTGCCTTCTCTATCTCATTATCATGTAAACTCTTTTCAACCTTATGATTACTTTTCAAAGATTCTAGTTCTCTACCTAGTTTCTCTTCGTTGTACTTAAGTTTCGATAGAGTCTTGATATATTCCTCATTGGAGAACTTTAAATCGTTTCTACATGAGAATTCATCATCATTTAAAGCCTTCTGAATGTCTTGATATTGATCAGCCAAAAGATCTTTAGTGATCTGTATCTCTCTTAGTTCAGATTCAATAACAGAAACACGATCCAACTTGGACTGTGTCCCTCTAAACATATTAGTTACTCTGTTTATTAAATCCATCATTGAAAGTCTCTAAACTATAAAATTAATGAACAAAACAAAATTAAACAAAGAAAGTTTTATCTCCAACCACTACTCTAATTTTACTCGTACGTATCACTTTACGTTCTCTTTCACCTGTGTATTCAAACTGATTAGTTGATTCATTCCACTGTTGACCTCTAAAGTAGGTGTTGATTTGGCACCTACAGTGCGGATGTACGCTACCTAAAACCGGTAACCACCCATCTACTTTCTTCCCAATATTGTTACCATTTGCAATCAAATCCGATAACTTAAAGATACGAGGTGCTGACCCAATACCATGTGTTAAATAAAGTTTGATGCAGTGCCTACAGGCAAGAGGAAAAACGTTTTTCCAGCACAGACACTCCTCACCATACTTACTCTGCATCATTGAGGCTCTTCCCTGTTGAAAGATATTATTCATCTCTGTTACAACAATTCTCTTCCAGTCTCTATCCCATTCACCTGTCCTATGTCCTAAATCACTTACTATTGATTGTATACTCTTACGATCTTTTACTCCTTCAGAAATAGTTGTCTGAATCAACTGCATCTTATTTTGCTCAAGTATCTTATTTCTTGTATTATCAACAACCTTATTAGCCAACCCCCTCAGATGTCCATACGTCATCTCACGGCTTATGTTATATTCAGTACGTTCTCTTTGTGACAATGGTATGAATTGACCCCTATCAATATACTTTTTAAAATCTTGCTGTGTTAGTTGCTTTACCTGATTATCTTTTAAAATAGATGTTAAACGACCAAGTAAAAACATTCTCATGTAAGGTGGGTATTCAAGTTCTAATGCTTCAATATTCACCCCATAACCCTGTAATAGAAATTTATACTCATCAGTCAAAACTTCTGTTCCCAACGACGTACCTATCATCAATGTATAATGATGGTGAATAGTGTCAAGTATCTCTCTTATTTCAGTAGGTGAGAACATTACTTCTTCTGTTTTACTAATTTCTTTGTTATAACAACAACCAATGTCTTCATTGTCTTTTTATGAAGATTTATCATTTCCTGTTCAATGGGTTCCATCAATTTAGGAAATCTTATTGGATCCTGATGTTCGTTACTTTTTTGCATTTCTGTTGAAAAATATACCAATCCTTAATTCTCCCATGAAGCCTTTATAATATCCTCCTCCAAGTCCAATGTAGAGTTGTTCTTTGATTAACGTTTGCCCTCCAATAACAAGACCGGGAAATTTAGAAAAAGAATTAATATTCATTCCCGTATATAACCCCCACTGAAATAATCTTTTCTTTTCAGTTTTTTGTTCAAGACATGTATCTATATGTCTAGTTATGTAATATGTTTCTCTTGGGGCAACTAAATCACTGAATTCAATATTATCAAGAATACCTAATGTTTTTATTTTATAATGAATTCTCCAACCATCTTTTTTATAAACACTATCGTACCACGAAACAGTTCCTTTTACTGGATAAGGGATTGAATCATGAATTTCAACTCTTACAGGATAAGGCTTATAAACAATACGATCCTCATAAACAATACTATCTTTCTTCTTTATTGTATCAGTTGGAGCATTCTTACAAGCATAATAAATATGTTTCCAATCCTTGATCTCTTTCTTCAATTTACTATGATCATACCACCAAAAACCCGTGATTAAAGCTGCAATTATTAAGAATAAAATAATTGCAATCCACACCAAAGTCTTATTTACAGTTATATTCATACATAAATATTTTTCTTCTCAATTCCAATTTCCCGTAACCATTCCTCTACAACAAATGAGGGGCAAGCTTTATTGGCAAAATGATAATGCCCTGCCACTTTACAATTAGGATGTACCATTAAAAAATTCTTAACATACACCGCAAGTGTTTCTTTTTGTGCTTCTGTTCTCGTATCTTTCGCATTCAACATCTTATCCAATCCACCAACATAAACTATGTGCCGAGAAATAGAATTTTTCCCAGCAACACCATTAGTTATCTCCCAAGGATCTACATCATCATCCTGATCATACGAAACAAGGTTTTCTATTTTACCATCAAGATGAACCATATCGGAATAACCAACTTGTTTCCATCCTCTCCCAATGGGAGGAGGGGAAGTATGCATCTCCCTTATTTTGGCAGATGACACTTCCCTTCCTTCGGGAGTTGCAGTACAATGAATAACCAACAACTGAAGTTTCATTTTACTTCTGATTTTAACAAAACATTATTCGAATTAGTAACAAAATTCTTCATAATATAAGTGATACCAGCCAATACTGATGACAATAATACAGGCTGAAAAGAAGCCCATGTAGGCCATCCAACCTGAAGGATATCTACCAGCGAAGACAAAATTGTACTTCCAACAGCTATTACAAACCCCCAAACAAAGTCCATTAAATTTAAGCTCCCAAAACTACTCTTCACCAAAGCAAGAGGATTTGTAAATATATTCTTAACCAAATACACCAAAGCAGCTGCAATTGTCGTTTGCAATATAGGTTCAAATGTAGCCCATGTTGGCCATCCAGTTTGAAGAACCGGAACTAAAGATGCCAACATTGTTGAAATAATAAGAATCAAAAGACTCTTACCTAAATCAGCCCAATTCAAATTTAAAAATGGATTTTTCATAATAATAATTTTTAGTTATTAATTTTAGATTTTTCAATTGCCACATTAAATTTTTTCTTTGTCATTTTATGAGGTGTGGCGTATCCCCCAGCTTCAATTACCCAAAGATTATCTTTAACGTAATATTGTAAATCCCAACTATTCGTAGAAAGTTCATACATTACAAACTCTTCTCCCTTGTATACAAGATTCTTCTTTTTAAAACCACCATTAATCAATTCTGAAGATGAAGGTTTAAATGAACATCCCATTAACAAAAAAACAAGAACAACCCAAGAATGTTTTCTAATAATTTCTTTTATCTTTCTTTGAGAAGGATGTTTTATTTCATTAAATGGATCAGGCTTTTTAGCAAGTTGATATTTAATAAATAACCAAATATTTTTTAAAAATTTCATTTCACTTTACTTAATATCGTTTTCAAATCTTCTATTTTATATGGTTTAATCAAATGATAATTTGCTCCAGATTTCAAAGAATGAATTCTTGTACTTTCATCTGAAAAAGATGTGATTACAATTATTAAAATATCCTTATCAATTCTTCTAACATGTTTTATTACCTCAACTCCATTTATTTCTGATAATCCAATATCTATTGTGATTGCATCAATCATTCCATGTTGAACTTTATCCAAGATGTGAAAAATATTCACACAAACAGACGATAGAAATCCAAGTTTTCCAAGTTGTATTTGTAGAAGAAAAGCATGCTCATCATTGTCTTCTACAATGAGTACATGTTTCATTTATTCACCACTTTAGTCCAGTCAACAGCTATTATGATCGTTGCAATAGCAATCACCACTAAAACAACTCTTGTTCCCCACTTCCAAATCTTATCCAATTTCTTTTCTGCATTTCTTTGAAATTTTTCCGGATTATGTAATTCCTTACATTCTTGAAATTTACCCGTCATCATTTCTTCCACTTCATTAAATCTTTGATCAAGAATACCATCAGGTTTCACATAATCATAAGCCTGTTGAATTAATTGCTGCCGAGGTTGCTTAATAATTCTACCCCCACCATTTTTCAATTCAACATCGACCATCCCAGCTTCAATAGACCCTACTCTATAACCAAGAGAATCAAGTCCTTTTGAAACTTTCACTAATTCATCTGTCATTGTATCCATTCGAGAGGATAATCCTGTGTAAACATCTTCAAGTGTTATCATTTTTCAAGTTTTAATTCCAAAATCAATATTCTTTCTTTTAACTTTTCGTTTTTATCTAAAAGCTCTTGAATTAATTCATCTTGCCTAAGACTTTGTTCTCTTAAATCTTCTTTAAGATAAGGAACATCCTTTGTGTTAATGGCTACCCACCCCAGTAATGCAATTATAGCTGAAATAGCCACTCCCATCAATATTTCTTTTAACCTTCCCATTTTATGTATTCCAGTTTACTTACTAAAAAAGAATCTATTTTTTCATCCTGGACCTTCCAATCCCCCGTACCACTATTAACAATCACATGCAAAGGTCTGTCTGGAAAGTTCACCACCTCTGATTTCTTGACTTCTTTCACCTTCTTGCCGTTTATTAACCAAATAAGTATATCGGGTAGCCATACTAATTGTGCAGTAATTTCGTTGGTAGTTCCCCAAACTGCTTTGCTTGTTACGGTTTTATCATCGTGGTATGTGACCGTTACTTTATATTTAGACAAGCAGTTGTCTTTTCTAAATTGCTCGAAAATATCTACCTCTAACTTTTGACCGTCCTTAGAGCAGTCGAATAACCAAAAGGCAGGGAACGAACCCCTGAAATCGGGTAACTGGCATTTGATAGTGTAAGTTCCGTAGTAGATTTGTTCTTTAGAAACTATCATACCACAGGAGTAATCAGCTAAAGACGTTACCTTCTGCCAGTTTTCATCCATTCGCCATCCTTCGCAGACTTCCTTGTAGTTTAGAAAAGTGATGTTATTCGGGAAGAACAGGACATTACGCTCCTGTGCAGCCGATATGCCTTGGTAGTTAGACCAGGGGAGTGAGTAGTTCCAAATGTCTTTTATCAGTAGGTTCATTTTGGTTTTATTGCTGCCAACACTTCCACTGCTATTGATTTTGCCATATCCCTGTAAGCCTGATACGTTGCATATTCGCTAACACCCTTTTCATCACCCTTATTCTTGTTGTTAATGTGAGCAATTTCGTCTGTAATTTGATATTGAAGTTTTATAATTTCCTCGACAATTTCTTTTTTTGTCGGTTCTTTTGAAACTTGAATTTGGTCACATTCCCAGATTAACATTTCCCCGGTCATGTCTTTTTTTGTAATCTGAGTAGAGTTAAAGCTGATTATCAGTTTTTCCCCTCCGTATTGAATTAGTGGCTGCTGTTTACCTGATTGACTTTTCATGCTGCTTTCTTTATTGAATTAAAATCTTTGATGTATTTATTCCACAAATCCCACGAATCAGAATGAACAAACCAGCCGTAGTAACTGGCAATTCCTTTTGATTCAGATTTATCCCTACGGAATCTTTTGACCGTCTTCTTGAAGTTTTTAGCCGTGCGCTTTCTTAAATAAATCCTCCTATTGTCGAACCTAAACCCTAAAAAATCAATCCTGCGTTTTTTTATCGGATATATCTGGTAATTGCCTTTGATTTTTAGCTTAAGGTGTTTTTCAAGGTAGTATTCTATTTTAGCAAAGCAATATTGTAAATAATCTTTATCGGGATGAATCAGCACAATATCATCGCAATACCGAAAATAATGCTTGATTTTTAGTTTTTCTTTAACATAATGGTCGAAATATGCCAAATATAAATTTCCCAAATACTGTGATAGGTAATTTCCGATAGGAACTCCTTTTGTGCTATCAATTATTTCATCGAGAAGCCATAACACATTTTTATCTGTTATCTTTTTTCTGATAACTTTCTTTAAAATCTCGTTGTTAATCGAAGGATAAAACTTACTTATGTCGAGTTGAAGGCAATATTTCGCCTCTTTAAGTCTGATTGATTTTACGACTTTTCTTCTCCCGTCTTCAACGCCACGTCCTTTGATTGACTGAAACGTGTTTCTTATAAGGATTGATTTCCAAATAGGTTCAATGATTTGTAAAATAGCATGATGTAATATTCTGTCAGGAAAATAAGGAAGCGAGTAGATCTCCCTTTCTTTGCCCTTGTCGATTAGATTAAAAATTCTGTACTTGCTGTTTTTAAATGTCTTGTCAATCAGCATATCTTGAAGTTTCTGCAAATAATATGGCTCAAATTCGTTAACATGAATAACCTCCTTGTATTTCTGCTTGCCCTTTTGTGCGTTAACGTGAGCAAGCCGGAGATTATCCATGTCGTAAATTTTAGAGTATATGTTATTTACAGTCTTCATTTTCGTTTTGTTAAGCCAGAGCCTTCGGTTTCCCTACCAACACTTTAACGGCAGACATATATTTCACCAAGTGGTGAGGATAAACTACATCATTATTTTTACAACTCGTCAAGTGAGTGCCAATATTCTGATTTGCATTCGATGAGGCATTATTCGTATTCAGATCGAAGAACCCGGCATTCGTCTCATTATTCGCATTACCACCGGTAATCGTCACTCGCTATGTAATTCACCCTTTTTAAGAACTTTTAAAACACTTCGTATATGGTGCGGCTTCGCCGCAGTTTTTAAAACGCCAAGCGAGCGCCAATATGCCGATGGGCATACGATGAGGCAGAATACGCACTCAGAACGAAGAACCCGGCAAGCGCCCCACTAAGCGCAGCA